GTTGCAGCGGCAGCCAGAGCAGCAGCGGCAGCGGCAGCGGCAGCGGCAGCTTTAGTATCGTAGTTACGGTCTGCATTTTGGCTAGGGTTCAAATTAACACCTGGAACTAAACCTGGCACATCAGCCATAGTTTTTCCATATTTAGCAAGTTCGGCTAGAGCTAAAGATAAACTGCCTGCCCATGTAGTAAAAGGGTCTTTAGTTGCAGCAATAATTGCTAAAGCCTCAGCAAGTTTTATATTTTTATCTATAAGTAAATCTAATTTTTTAGATAATGCCTCAGCTTTATCAGCATCCTCATCTAAAATAGCCTGCATAAGTAGTAAACGAGTTTTTTCCTCTTCGCTTATCTTGCCCTTCAGGGCAGCGGCTATTTGAATTCTTTGTAGATCAAATATTGCAGCGGCTTTATCAAGTTTTGCCTTGTTTGCAGCTGCCAATTTGTCGGCTGCGATCTTGGCAGCGGCAGCTTTTTTGTCGGCTGCAAGTTTAGCGGCGGCAGCAGCGGCGGCAGCTCTAGCAGCTAATAAATCACTATCTACGCCTGAGCCACCTGTAAAAAATCTACGAGCTGATGGCCGTTGAACTAATCCAGATGCTGTGCCTTCTGTAATATTTCCTGTTACAAAGGCACTAACAAAGTCAAGTAAATTGTATTCACTAACGTCTTTAAGTAAATCGCTAACCGCCGTAGCAAACTTGTTTACGTTAGCAGTAGCGACATCTATATCACCATTACCAGCCATGTCTGCAAATAAATCAACTAAGCCTTCTCCTATAACTTCTTTAGCGTTAGCCGATGCTACGGCCAATTTATTTATAGATCCGGCAAAAGTGTCAATATAGGCTTTGTTTGCGCCCTTACTTTGTTTAATTAAAATAGCTTGAATTTCAACAAAATCTTTAGTAGCTAATTCTGCGTCTGTTAAACCTATGTTTAATTGTTTTAACCCCTTGTAGTTTCCCACATAGGCACGCGATAAAGTATTTATAACTGTTGCAAAATCAAGGCCATTAGCCCTAGCTAAATCCACGGCTAAAGCCATCAACTCTTGCGTCTTAGTAGTTGATAAAGTTACCTTTGATAATTTTGCATAGGCTGGTCTTAGTTCATCATCTAATATGCCTGTTTGCTGTTCTAATTTGCCAATAAAGTTTTCAGCATTTACAGATTGATAGGCCAAGCCTAGGTTTTTAAGGTTTTGCCGTAATACTGTGATAGCTGCATCATCTTCGGCGAAAGCCTTAACAGATGCTTTAGAAAAATTAACTACTGCTCTAGTGCTAAAAGCTAAACCAAAAGCAGCAGCAAGTTTCTTTACATTTTTTTCTAACTTGGCGGCGGCAGTTTCTGCTTGTTTAAAACCTTTAGCATCTAACCTAGAACCAATAACAATATCTGGCAGTGCCATTAGGCAGCCCTGCTTAATGCTTGTTTTTGGCTTCGAGCATAGAACTGACGTGTAGCGGTATCTATTGCTTTGTTAGCTGCACCTTCGGCAACGCCTCGACTTTCAGCCCATGCTCTAAATATAAAACGCCCTTGGCCTTTAAGACTAGATGTAACTGGCCCTAAGTTTTCTATAAACTGTTTGCCAGCATTAGGATTAACCGATCGGCTTACGCCTTTAGATGATCCACTAGCACCAGCACCAACCCATTTCTGCGGCCGTCTAGCAGTTTCGTAAATTGCACCTGCTGCAGACTTGTTAATAATTCTAGCTATTGAACTAAAGCCGTTGCGGTCGCGCTTGCTCACTTTGTTTTCTAAAACAATATTGCGTGTAATTGTTTGATAATTAAATACAGGAAAACGCGCCTCAGAAAATGATCGAGCTTGCCAACCACTCATAGGCGATTCGCTAGGTACAAAACCCCTAGCCTTTTTTACTACGGGCATTAAAGCTGCTTGTAGTTCTTTACGCATTTGTTTTTCTAGATCGGGCGTAAATGCGCGTAGAGCTTTAACTAGATCAGCGTTTCCGCGTATTTCTACTTTGAGCATCTTGCATCTCCTTGTTCCGGTCTTTCATCGCCTGCAATAAAGTCTTAAACATCCTGCTATCTAGTGCTAGTAAATCATTGGGCGCGATACCCGTTTCCAAACTGATCCGTGCAATCAAGTAAGTAAACGAGTCACGCCCTATAGTTCCGGGTCATCATCCAAAACCTCAACCTTTTTTAGTGTCTTTAAGAACTCTGCGCCAAAAATAGGCACGGTTTCGCCGCCAGCTCTTATGCACTCCCACGCTAACCAATAAACATCTGACTGCTTCTCGTCATCTCTAAAGGCTTTATGAAAACCTTTTTTAGCATATAACTCAAAAGCGTATTCGATCGATGGCGTTACCTGATGCTCAGATATTGTGCCATCGGCCCTAGTGATCTTTAACTTAGCCATTTGTTAGCCCCTATTCTATTAGTTATGAAGTAGTAATTACGATGACTGAATTACAAGTAAATGTAATGCTTTGGGTACTAATGTCAGCTGGGCCGCCATTAATATCTTGAGTATTGTTTACAAGCACTGTAGTGCTGTATAGCGGGTTGGTAGCCGATGTAGCTGCGCTGGTCTGCTTTAGCGTTAAGGCTACTGTTGTACCCCAGGCGGCTTGCAACGTTGCATTAACATTTGATGCAGCTGTATCGTTTAAGAAGTCCAGCTGAATTGTGCTTGCCTCTAAACCTTTAACAAACTTATGAGCTGTGTCGCCCATAGCTGTCACTTCAAGTTCATCAAATACGCGGTTGATCGTAGCCATTGTTACATGGTCGCTTAGTGCAACGCTGTTCAAAGTCACTACGACACCATTGGATAAATAAATGGCCATGATTTATTCCTCTATTTTCTCGGTTGGTTTTGGTTTTGTTTCTTTTACTGGTTCGGCTTCGATCTGTCCGATCTTTACCAAAAACGCTTTTTCCTCATCTGTAAGTGACATGTCTTTAACTCCAGCTCGTTAGTACGGATATTGTAAACTCAGCGGTTAATAGATCGCCGCTATCAGCATTTAATACACCGGGCGCGCTAACGCTGGTTACATTAAATACAATGGATGATGCAGCCAATAAGCCAAAGGCTGCGACTATAAAATCCTCAATGCCCTGCAAGTTGCCTTGGTTATCAAACATTGGCACAGTTAGCAGAATCTTAAAATTAGCCAGCGGTGATATGGTCGCGTAGCTGTTATTGCTCGGTGTGATGTAGGGGTCTGCTGGGATTACTACGCAGCTGTTAGCCAGGATGGTTGCAGGTGGAAAACTAAATACCGACCAAACTCCAGCATTGGTTAAAGCCGTTGCGATGGTGCTACGCAGGGTTGTAATAGCTGCGGTAGGCATTTACCCCACCATGCTATTCGGGTTCATGTACGGGGCTAGTAGGCCGCGTATCTTGCCTATCATGCTGTTACCCATGCGATAAGGGCTAGGGCTAAAGCCATCAAGTCCTACGCCGCCTGTTTGAGATACTTGGCGCGCTTGCCATATATCTACGGCCAAGATCATCGCAGCTTCTCTAACGCTGGCTGTGTTTACATAGGCAGCAGTCTTTGTATCTGCACCTGTAACGCTGCCGTAGGGCAGTACGCGCCTAAAGTTTTGATCTGCTGCAACTTTAGTGAACTGAATAAAACTATAACCTAGTGGATGCTGGTAATAATTTAACTGCATATTAAATGCAGGCAAGCTAGTAGCTGTGCCTGTGCTAAATGGAATAGTGCCTGTAATTGTGTAAGTGCCGTTAAAGGTTGATCCAGCCCCGGCAATAGTTACCGACTCTGTAGCAGTAAATATGCCGGGGTTAGCGATCATTACAGTTGCAACATTACTTACCAATGCAGTCCCCACGACTGGCGCAGAATCAAACCAAAGGAAACTGTTGATCTGATCTTGCGCGGCTTGGCAGCAATCCTCAACCGTTGGATCTGTATAAAGAGTACCGATACCTAAATTGGCACGTAGCTCGGCTACTGTTACATAACTAGCTGGCATCGGTACTCCTTACTTACATCGGGTCGGTAGGACAAAGGGCTAATGTCCTACCGACTATTAGGGTTATTTCTTAGCTGATATTCAGACGACAGATGCCGTTTGGAATCTTGGCAATAGTTGCCATGAATCCATAAATTGCAATTTCTACCTGAAGGTTAGACACTTTATTAACTGACATAAATGCCTGTGGGCTTTCATAAACTGTAAACGCTTCAGGGGCTAAAATAAATGCTGAGTTATCAGCTACTCCTGCAGTCATAAAACGATCTACATAAAGATCTAAGCCAAGCATATTTCCGCGCACGGAATTGTTACTAACCATACCGCCAGCGTTAGCTAGTGATGATGGGTTAGGTTGGTAGGCATTAAAGATTGGGCGGCCTGTGGTATCTACTGCACCTAGTAGTAGGTTGTAAATACCTGTGCTGCCTACAAAGTTCTGCGCGAAATATCCGCTGTTCTTGTAAACATTGGCTGTGCTTTCAGCTGTGTATGAAATTAGACCCGCGGCTGTAGCTGCAACGCCTGTGCTTGTAAATCCTGTTGCATTGATTGCGGCAATAACTGCAGCATCTGTTGCGTTCATATACGCCACTTGCAACTGGTTTGTAAGCTCGGCAAAGAAGTTAGGATCGTTTGTGCGTTCTAATAATTCTACGCTTAGTGTATTCATGCCGCTGTACTTAGATACTGTGCCTGTTAGGTACTCAGTAACCATGCCAGTATTTGATACTGCACCAGCTTCTGCCTCTACAGTTACAGTAGGTGCTACGCCGTTTAAGCCGCCGTTGCTATCAACAAGTGAAGGCACATTTATGGTAGTGCCGGTTGCTGGCAAAACTCCACGACTACATGCATCTATTGCGCTACGTGGAAAACGTGTATTAGTAATGAACTCTGATAGATACTGTGTTGGATTAAATGCAGGGTTAGTGCTAAATGAATCATCTGCAGCAGTAATATAAAGCATTGAATCTTGATTGCCTAAGGCAGCCTTGATCTTATGCTCTGTGTACTTTGGCATCGATGTAATCGGTGTTCGTACTGTTTGGCTGTCTAATACGGATGGGCGAATAATTTGGCGAGCTGCTTGAACTGGTGCAGCCTCGACTGGTTTTTCTGCCGGTACATCCGGTGTATCAATAGGGGCTGTAGTCACAGCTGCCTCGCTTTCGGTTTCGGTTTCGGTTTCAATCATCTCTGTATGGATGATTGTGGTTTTTGTGCTTGCTGCTTCTAGTGCAGCTTTAGCGGCTGCAATATCAGTTACTGCCGCTGAATCAAAGGCAGCCGACTCCACAAGGCTTACCTCTTTCAGGACTGCAGCGGTAACGGACAGGTAACCTTTCATCTGCTTAGACGCGGATACATCCACGCCTACGGATAAGCCAGATACGAGATTTTCCTGAGCTAGTGTCAAGGCATCCTGTCCCCGGGTGCTACTTGAAATTTTAAACGATGCATACACGCCGTTTTCATCATCGCTGCTATAAGTAGCGCGACCTACTGGCTTTGTGCTGTCATGCTGCATTAGCAATTTAATTTTTGTTATGTCAGGTATTGCAATAGATCCCTGTTCAAATACAACCGGGCCAGCAGATGTATAACCAACCTCGCCGTATGGCGCGATCATACCTGTAATCATGCGGCGTTCAGTATCTGCCGCCTCGATCGCGTTATTAAACGTTAAGTGCAACATTTGCAGTATCTCCTGATCCATTAGGCGTTAATTGTTCCATCT